CTTGAGTGATAAGTGGAATATCTTCTTTAACTGGTAATGTGATAACATCACCGTAAAGTTTATATCCAGCTGTTGTACGATCTCCATCGTTTGTTTTATTTTCTACAAGATTTATGTTGTTCATTGAATAGAATGGACGCAGTTCACCCTTCTCCATATCAACAGAGCATAGGTAATCTGGAGATGTCACATCACCAACATTATGTCCTGTGAATGAGTCTACAATAAATCCATTTTTAAATCTCTCTAATCCTTGAGAGTCGGTAATAGAAAGAGATTTAGTTTCTTGTTCTAGTAAAGATAAAGAAGTATAGTATTCTAGATTATCAATACGTTTTTCTAGTTTACCAATGTCACGCATTGTGTAACGCTTATTGTCAACTTGATTAACAATAACATTAGTGTTTGCTGTGCCAAAGGTAAATGGCTCAAGATTAAGTTTATACAGAACCATACCAATAACTGGATCATTTGGTTCTACTGGAACTAATGCAGATACACCTTTAATGTTAAAGAATCTTCCAGTAAAATCTATGGCGATTTTTTCTTGACGACCAAGATAATATGAATAATCCAATGTGATATCTTGACCACGTTTTGGAGTCATTGAGAATGATGCATTTCCACCAGTAAATACTGCGCCAGCATCACCAATTCTTGGTCGGAAATCTAGAACATCACGTAAGTTGTTACCATCATATGATGGCACGTCTACAGCTTTAATAGTGGTATCAATCGGATATGAATTTTTAGTGAAGTAATCTCCAGTACCATGTTCAAACCAACTAAAAGTTATTACAATTGGTGCAGATGGTGGAGCATAAGATTGTTTTAGTAACAATTTTCCAATATCATAATGTGTATCTCTTTGACCATTATCAAGATCGTAACGATCTGATATATCAACAGTATAATTACCAGTTGGTGATGCAAATGTACCAGTATCCATCATGACAGATTTGATACGAAGAATATCTGCTTTACCCAATGATAGAACAGATTTAGTTGCAGTTACCTGTGTCGTTAAAGTTACTGTTGCAGAAGATAGAGTTTTACTCTTTTCTCCAATACCAACTTTCTTAATAGTTGCCATAACAATAAAGTCTTTGCTGGCATATGTGTCTGGTAACGTAAATGTAATAGAAGAACTTCCACCAGAAGTATATCCTGTTGGGTTAACTATTACACCACCTGCAGTGGAATCATTATATACAAGGATATAATTGTCAGTCTCAGCTGGATCAGCGAATACACCTGACGAAGCTGTTAGTGGCAGAGTACAAGATCCACCAGATCCAGAACCAGTTGATCCAGTCAAATATTGCATACCGTAGTAAATAATATTCTTGGTTACGTTATCAGCTGCACGAACTGATTTAATTGCATAGTTTGGTAAAGGATAGATTAAAGAATCGCTCTGTGGTTCTTGCACACCACTTTGGATGAGACTAATAATTCCACCATCAACAGTAACTGCAGTATCAACTGTAATTTGTTCGTTGTTTGTAATAGTAACAACTCTACGACGATTAGCTGTAGAACCAACGTAAATAAAATCACCAATTTTTAACGCAGGACTAAAGACTGGTCTATTTGTTCCACCAGAAAATGCAGTGCCAACACCATAAATGGTAGTTGATGCTCCACGAGTTCCTGGATAAGAACTGTATGTTGTACCAGAACCAATTAAATTCGTAGTGATTTCATTGATGTCTGCGGTAAAGTTTAAGTTTGTGTCTGAACGGCTATAGAAGAATGATTTTACATCTCTGGCAAAATCAAATCCTGTTGTTAAATTTACATCAAACAGATAAAGTTTATACACTGCGGTTTGTGTACCGATGGTTCCATTGTCCCACTCAATACCACGAACACGTGCAGTACCAATCGCCTTTGCATTTACACTTGTAACAGTGTAAGTTAATCCAGTTAGTGTACCAGCTGAAGTTGATAATGCAGAATCAGCAGTAGTAGTTAAAGTGAATCCAGTTACACTTGGTGACGCACCAGTAACAGCAGAAACTTTATATGTTGTGCCAGTTGTGTAGCCAGTAAAAGTAGAAGTTCCACCCTTTGTACCAGTAATAGTAATTAAATCTCCAACTTCTAAATTAGAATTACCACATGTAAACTGTCCTGCCGATCCAGAAATAGCAACAGTAGCAGCTACAGAACCAAGTGGTGACGTGCCGACTGCATATGTAAATCTATTATAAAGAGTTACAGTAGGCATTCCTGATGTTGAATCAAATGGTGGTAAAGAGTTTATGTTTTTAACGTAAACAAAATTTCCAACAGGTGATGTTAAGTAACTATTGTTAACTTGTACTGAATCACGTGCTTTGTCAATTGTGATATATTCAGTGGAAGTCTTTTGAACCTCATATCCCTGAATATATGCCTTTCCAGGTTCTAAACCAATAGCAAGTTTAGTATCACTACCTGGATTTGCTGCATCTGTTGGGCTATAGATACCACGATTATAGAATGGTGTTTGATTATATTCCCAAAGAACACCACCAGTGGTAGAACTGTCAGATACGATTCCAGTAGTATGAACTGGAGGAACAGTTTTAGAAGTTCCATTGTCTGTTGCTACATAAGTGATACCATTATGAACTACAACATCACCGATTAAATATGCACGATCAGTAACCCATGCGCCACGATTATTATTTCTATGTTCACGAACATCAATCTTAAATGGTCTAACTGTATAGTTACCAGATTCGTCAAATGTGCGACGAGCAAAGGTTTTTTCAATTTGAGAATATGCAGTTTCAGTTACTTGCGTTAAAACAGTCCCAGTATTTGTTGATAATAATTCAATAAAATTAGAATCAGAATCAACATCTAAAGATGGAATATATGTTTGAATATATTGTAGAGTTGCTGTGCCGTTAGCAGTTGCACCAGAAGTAAATGATGGTGCAGTTGAACCAGTTGTGCCTGCAATAGTTATTTGGTAATAAAGATTACCAGATTTAATTACGTCACCTTTAAAGACTGGAGTATTTGCTGTCCATGTATAAGCACTATTTAATAATGGTATTTTTGTTAGAACTAAATCGATATAATAACGATGTGCGCCTGGAGCAGCATAGTTAAATGAAGTCTGAGCATTGTCTAGTAGAGTTTCGTCATCTTCTGGAGTTGTTTTAACTTCATTAATAGTTAGACCAACACGATATGTTGGTGTATTAGTATACTTGTCAAGGATAATAGTTTGAGCATCGCAAAGAACAAAATACCCATTAACATAGTATACACCACGTTGAATAATAGCAGCAGAACCAACACCAGTTGCATTAGAGGCAATTGCTTGAACTGTATATGTACCTGTTCCGCTAGTAGTTGTAATTACTTCATTATTTGAGAATGTTTTAGTTGTAGTATCTGTTCCACTTGATGAATAACGAACATACAGAGTAGTTTCATCATTACCTTCTTCACGAACAACTTTTAAGACTGTGGCTTTAACACCAGAAGAACCTATGATTTCTCTGTCGGCAAAATTTTGAATATATGTTTCAATAACATCTGAATTATAAAAAGTTTGCAATTTAACATAATTATAATTAGTGTCGCAAAATATTTGTCCAGGGACAACCATTGCACCTTGTTTAAAAAGATGGTCCCCTGTGCGAGCAATTTGCTGCTGCAGAATACTCTGAAGTTGAGTTAATTCTCTGGCTTGGACAGCAAAAGATGGACGGAATAAAATTCGATAGAACTTATTGTTCTCATCAAAATCGTCATTATACGGTTCGGTATTGAAGTCTAACATTGTTTAATCTTATCCTGTTGAATAATTTATTAAAAACGAATAACTGTTCTTAATGTAATTGTCTGATCGGCAGTTGGAGTAAATGCTGCTCTATTGTCGATAAACATTAAGTCTCCAGAGTATTTATCTGCTGTTGGAGCAGTGACCGCAGTGGCAGTAAAAACATCGCCAGCAGCATTGGTAAAGTTATTACCGATAGAAATACTTGCATTATCTAATGATTGTAACAACATAGCAGTACCTGTATTTGTAACAATTCTAAAACGAGTAGAACCACTTGTTTTTGTTATAATAGAGTCTTTTGTGAATAGTGTAGTATTTGCAGTCGCTGCAACCACCCAGCAAGCAGAAGCCAAAATAGAAGTTAAACTGTTGGTACTTCCATATTGTCTAGGATTCTTAATAATACCCAGTTGACGATAATCGTTGTTAACATCAAATCCTTGATTTTTATCTTGGCTGATGTTACTGTAGAACATTAATGTTCTTGCATAAAAGTTATTTAGTGCTTCTTTAGCATGACCACCGTAAGGAGAAATAATTGCTCTTGCCTTTGCTCCATAACCAGATCCAGAAATAACAACATTTGCATATCGATATCCTGAACCATAAGATGTCATGTTAAGTTTAGTGACTGCACCATTAACAACAGTTGCTGTTGCCACAGCACCTGTACCATCACCAGTAATAGTAACAGTTGGTGTACCACCGTATCCCCATCCACCTGAGATGATTGGAATATTCATAATACGACCATCAACAGTGAGTAATTCAATAGTCGCTTGAAGTGTATTAACATCACCTGGAGATAGATCAGCAGAAATTAATGCGCCAGTACCATTACCAGTCACGTTTAAGTTTGCAAAAGTATATCCAACACCTGCGTCATCAATCTGTACTGTGGCTAATTGTCCATTATCAAAAATTGGAATTAGTCTGGCAGTAGAATCTTCTGATGTAAAAGTAATATTTGCACCTGTACCTGGAGATCCAGCCACAGTAACAGTTGGTTTTGAGGAATAACCTGCACCAAATTTAATAGTTGAAGTAGCAGTTGCTTGAACACCAACATATGTTAAGGTGGCAGTTCCATTAGTTGCTGCTCCAGAAAGATGAGTTGGACCAACAGAAGCATGCGTAGTACCAGCTGCAGTTACAGTATAAAGTCTATTTGAAAGATAAATCTGTTGTCCAATAGTTACTGCAGTCGATGCAGTCCACTGTGTTCCAATGTTAATAGTTGGAGCAGAAGTGTATCCAAGTCCTGGATCTGTGACATCAAATCGAATGATAGAAGTTACTGATAACAGGGCTTTTGCTGTCGCTGGATATCCAACCCATGTTAAGGTGGCAGTACCGTTAGCAACTGCACCAGTTGTATGACTCGGTGGAGTCGAAGCATGAGTGGTTCCAGCTGTAGTTACAGTATACAAATTATTTGCATAATAAACTTGAGAATTTAATGTTAATGCAGTTGATGCAGTCCACAAAGTTCCCACAGTAATAGTTGGGGTAGAAGTATAACCACTACCTCCAGTTAGTACTTGAATAGTTCTTAACAGTCCATATAATGTTAATGCTGTAATAGTTCCAGAGCCATTAATTGTTGCAGTGGCAGTTGCTTGTGTTCCAACATATTTTAAAGCAGCAGAACCATTGGCAATAATACCAAAACGATGAACTGGACCAGTGGTGGTAGTAGTTCCAGAAACTGCTACTTCATAAATGTTATTATTATTAGATAACTTTTGTCCAGTTAAAACTAAAGTGCTGGCTTGCCAAGCAGCAACACCAGTAAATGGTGGGTCAATTGAAACAGTTGGGCTAACATATGCACTACCTCCACTGGTAAGAGTTATGCCAGTTAAGTAGATTGGGTCTGCTTGAATATTTCCATCACCTTGTACGGTAATTGCTCCAGAAGTATATCCAGATCCGCCAGCGTCTACACGAATAGTTTGGAGTTGTCCACTTGAATAAAATTGATTACGTAACGCAGTTACAACAGGAATATAATCGTCTGTCAAAAATTTATTGCGCAAGGCAATAGGAACATTATACATAAACTTCCACATATAACCATCAGACAAAACAATAGGATCCACTGTTGCTGAAGTTGGTTTAATAGTAGATACACCATTACGATTATTATCTAAACATTTGTATACGTTGAATTCATCTGTCACTACATAAAATAGTGCATTTTCTAATTTTTGGAATCCATTTGGAGAAATAGTAACTACTGCACTTGCTGCTGCACCAGTGCCACCACCAGCAATAATACAAGTTGGAATGCTGGTGTATCCTGAACCTCTAGCAGTTAGTGTAATACCAGCAACACTTCCTTCAACTCGTGTTGCTGTGGCAGTTGCGCCAGTGCCACCACCATTGCTAACACTGACCCACTGAAGTGGAGCAGTACCGTTAGTGACAGTACCAGAAGTATGCGTGGGAGCAGTAGTTCCAGTAACACCAGTGGTGGTTACAATATAATAATTATTACCTGATTTAATCAACTTACCTAAAACATAAGAAGTAGATGCAGCCCAATTAACTGAACCTTGAGATCCAATGTAAACGAATGGATCAGAACCATAACCAGTACCACCAGCTGTTAAATTAACACCCTGAACTTCTGTAGAATATTGATCATCGTATTGATCATAAATTGTACCACTGGTCCAGTTATAGCGTGGGATAACATACGCTATATCTGTTGGTTTAATTTCTTTCATTGTAATTATATCATTACGTGAAGAAAATTCATATGAAAGACTATCTGTTGGATATGGTGGTGTTAGATCGTCTGTCCAAGTTACTGTTTTCCCCAAATAGTAATAATATCTACTATTTCTAGTAACAACCTCGTTGTATAATCCATCTGCAATAGAATTATGCAGAATGGATTTCATTAACGCAGATGTAGTCATATGTGTTTTCTTTTAATTAGCTTACTGTAACAACCCAAGTGATCGCAATAGAGTCACCAGCTGCTTTATTCACTGCTGGGAATGTTGTACGGCAAAGCATAAATTGTCCAGATCCTGGGCTAGCAGCATATGTACTGTAGTTAAAAATTCCAGCTTCAGTAATAGCACCAGTACCATTACCTGCAGCAAACGTAGCAGTTGAAGTAACAGTATTAGTAGAAGCAGCAATAGTTATTGACGCACGATATGCCTCAGTACCTAAGTTTACATCACCAGCGATTGGTGTACTAGTGCCAGTACCGATAGCCATGTGGCTCATTACTGTTGCTGCTGTACCAACCATACGGCTAGCGATATAATTCTTACCAACCGTAACAACTAGGTTAGGTACTTTAATTGCTGATTTTAAATCGCCATTCTCGTTAAAAACTTGAATAGTCAATTCACCAAGCATTTTTAAATTTTCTTGTAATTTCATCGAAATCTCCTTTATTAATTATCCAGTGAAAGATGCTTCACCCTCTGTATAGTTTCCACTATCGTTTGCAAAATAAGAACTGCTAGTTGGATAAGGATCTGTATAAGGACTTAACCATAAACTTCCTCCACTACCAGTTATTGTAATCGAACTTGTATCTGCCGTTGTCCCATCATACAAGTAATGGGTAGCCAATTCTTTATTTAGGACAAAGAACGGAACAGTTCTAGTACTATTCGTTCCTGTAGTATCACTCATTGTGACGGAACTTGTATCGGCTGTAGTTCCATCGTTTAGATAATGCGTATTTAATGCCTTTTCTACTTCAAAATTTGGTGTTGTATCACCCAAAGAAACTGTATCTGTATCTACTGTAGTACCATCATTTAAATAGTGAGTATAAACTGGAGAATTAAACACCTTTGTAGTATCAAGTAAGCTAATACCTAAACGAGTTAATGAACTGTATCCATAAGAAATAGTTGCCTCGCTTGGAGCAACAGAACTTGTATCTGCCGTAGTACCATCATTTAGAAAATGTGTAGAAAGTGCTTTACCAATATCTTTAACTCTACTTGTATCTGCCAGTGTAACAGAACTTGTATCAGCTGTAGTTCCATCGTTTAGATAATGAGTATCAAGAGGTTTGGTTACAGCAAAAAGAGGAAGTGTGTCTCCTAATGTAACTGAACTTGTATCCGCAGTAACTCCATCGAACAGATAATGAGTAGCCAGTGGTTTGGTTACTACAAAATTTGGTGTAGTGTCTGATAAAAATGCTTCGTCTTGGAATTGTAGTACCAAGAAACGCAGCATAGATGTTAGGCTAGTTCCAGTATCAAATTCATTTCTTACATCAAACTCACCAAACAAAGCCATGCCTGCTGGGTGAATTAATGTTTTAACTGCAGAACGATATGTTTCTAACTTTTCATCAATCTTAACAACATATGAGAATGCTTGATAGAATCTACTGTCTTGAATGTAAATAGCATCATCCAAGAAACCTAAGTTGCTTGTATAATATCCTGGATATTTTGCAAGGGAACCAAGAGTGATTTTAATAATCGCTGGCTCGTCTGCATCTAAAACTGTATATTTGTTATCAACGAAGAATTCACGAATGACATCACCAACGTAAGTACCATCCCAATAATCAGTAGTATTGTAATCTGTTGTATTAATAATACCTTGTTCAAAGAAACCATTGGTAGTTTCATTGAGTGCGACATTATAACTAGGTGAAGCACCACCGATAGTTAATGCAGTAGACCCAGCAGATGTTACTGAAAGTCCAGCCTGTGGTAATATAGTTGCTGTAAAATCTGTTGCGTAATTGATTCCGTATTTAACGAATTCAATACTTGTGATTCCTCCAACGGAATCTATACCAGAGACTTTTAAGATCGATCCAGCACCATCACCATTTTTAATCTCATACAAATCACCCAACCTAAAGCGTTTACCCTTTTGCTGGATAGTTACTTTTGAGGTAGTTGATAAAATTGTTGCATCAAAAGTATCTTCATAACGAATTCTATCTCCTGGAGAAATATCTCCAAAGAATTTACGATCAATAAAAAATTCATAGATACCATCTGCAATTAAAACAATACGATCAATCTCAACTTCAACATATTGTCTTCTATCAATCTGAAGTCTAATAGTTCTGTTTGGTGTAACTACATCAACTACTCTACCAATAATAGTATCTGGATTACCAGCGTTAACTCTGGCAAAAATTGATACGTCTTGATTCCATCGACCATCAGAAGCACGAAGCATCTGACGTGATGGATATTCTAATGTTACATCTTTATTAAAAAGAACTCTGAATAAGAATTTAAAAGATGCCTCACTACCTTTAGCAAGGTAATGGTCTTTCATGTGTTGTAATAAAAATCTTTCATCTATTACAGGATTTGGAAAATTTACAGCAACTTCATTTCTAAAGTGCTTAATAAAAGATTCTAAAGTTGTATCAATATCACCAATTGTTTTTAAATCATTACCATTTGTGTTTTCTAGATACTCATAGTATGCTTCTAAGAAAGCAACAAATGTCTGATTATCCTCCCTGACGAACTCAGGGAGTTGACTAGAAACTAATGATGATAACGTACGACGATTAATTGACATTATGAACGACTAGTAGTGAATGTGTAATTTTTACCTGCACGAAGATCGCCATTGGCAGTTTTATCAACGATTGCTGTTACAGTTAAATGATCTGTGGCGATTTGTGCTATTTGAGTAAAGGCAGAAACCACATCGTTTGAAGATGGTTTAATACTAATCTCAAAGTCAATGTCAGCAAGCCCTGTAATATTTAGATTCTTTATATTAATCTTACCAGCTGCATAATCAACAGTTCCAATTGAATAGTTGGTGATAATATTTTGTGCTTCTGTAGTTGTTGTTCCAACTGAACGATAGAAAAGAATCATATTACCAAGACCATCATCACTTAGATAGTGAATATTATCGTTTCCTTGAATATAGAATCCAGTGGAAGTAACAGAGTCTTCAGCGGAACCAGAACTATAAATTGGATTAATAACATCGATGTTATACTCAGCAGAAATTCCATATCTTGGTGATATGTTTCTTCTCAATGTTACTGTTGTAATGTTATTTGTAATAGACTGTTCTGATGCATCAATCAAACGACTTAATTTAGAGTAACGGAATACACTTTCAAATTTTTGTAAATCAGATTCATTATAGTCTAAAATAACTTGACGAACGATAGATTCAATGTCAGTTGAAGTGTAACCTGTTTCTCTGTCGTTGTAATACACTGTAACATTTAGTGCAATATTAAGTTCCTCAGCATCAACAATTTCTGGTGTGATGGAAACAATATTCTTTTTTTCTAAAATTGTGTTTATAATATTAGATTTTTGTTGAAGCGTTAACTTTCCTGCAGTTTTTGGTTTAACTGAAATGTATGTTTTACCATAGATAGGTGGATCATTATCTTCGCCACCCCAAACAGCAACTGATGCAGCTTCTGGGAAATTAGCGTAGATTAAAGCACGATAATCATCTGGAGTTACTGCACGATTTTGAGCAGCATATGTTCTTGGCGCATTAAATCTTATACTTGCGATATCCTCAACTATTCCACCGCCAGTGGCTGGTGACGTAGTTGTGATTGAAACATTTGCTCCACTATAAAGAGTGGAACCATCGTATGAAAATAGTGATGCCTTATTTGCAGCAGTTAAACTAGAAACAAAATAACTTATATGAACTACGTTGCCGTTTTCCAATGCCTTACCAAGAGTGCCATCACCAAATGTTAATTCGTATAAACCATCATCAATCTCTTTAACAAAAAATATTTTTGATATTGCATTTGCTTCTATAACAGAAGTAGAAATAGTGTAAGTGGTATAATTGGATGAGGTTGCATTTTCTTGAATACGAACTTTAACAGTGGCCAAGTCAATATTTGCGTTTGGAATGATATATCTTACACCAGCAGCCACTGTGTATTTAAAGTTTAATGGAGACCCTTCAGTAAGAGTCACATTGGGAATTGAATAGTTTGTTGATGCACCAACTGCAGTATATTCTTGCGTAGTGTAAAACGCATAAGAATTACCATCAACAGTTGTATTAAATTGTGTAAACGCTGGAACTGTGACAACAGATGGTCCAGTAGATGAAGATGTAATATTTAAAGTTACTGTGGCAGTTGCACACTTTGCTGAGTTTGGAGTATATCCAAGTAACTTAGCAAGGGAAACTACAGATGATCTTTTGCTTGCGGAATCAAGAAACATCTCGTTCACAGCAAGGTTAGTATAGATACCATTGTAGTGAGTATTGTAAGCCAGAACATCTAGAAGAATGGATAGTCCTGATCCTTCAAAATCATAGTCAGAAAACACAGCCTGACCTTTTAGATATTCTTTTAGATTAGCCTTAATGTTGTCAAAGTCTAATTCTGAAACACTAATTCTTTTATTATTGGATGCCATTATCGTGTTCTCTCTAGTGCTAGATCGAGAGTAATAGGTCTCTCGGTATTTACTATTTTAAAGTTTAATGTGATATAGACTGCGTTTTCGTCTAGCGAGTCGTTTACTAATACGTCTATAATGCTCACTCTTGGTTCAAAGTTATTAATCACGTCAACGATTGCTCGTTTCAACATAACTGTAAACATTGGTCCAGGAAGTTCAAACATCAATGCTCTGATAGGAGAACCTATCTCGCTATGAAATGGACGCTCAAAATTTCGAGTGAGAAGAAGGTTTCTAACCGACGTTTTAATGGCATTCTCATCGAAACGACGTACAATATCCTTATTCACTGGGTGAGCAGTAAAATTTAAGTCTAAATCCGAAAATGTTCTTGTATTTCTTGACATATTATTATTTAGTCTATCCAATAAACGAATCTTGCGATCCTTCAGCTATTGTGTCTCCACAGGCAATATCGTCTCCGATTCGAGCGACTTTTATGCCTTCAAAATAGAAAGTGGAGGAAGAAGATGATACTTTTCGAGCAGAAGTCGGATGAGTAGTATTACCGCAGGTATGTGCCTGATACTGAGTAGTTCCAAGTAACTGAATTGGTTTACCGTTAAAGAAAGACTTGGTCGTGTATGGTCCAACTGCAGCAGTTGGAGGGAAACATCCATGTCCTGTCGATTGTTGGGCTTCTAGCGATATGGCTGGCATTATCTACTCTGTGTTAAAGTTACTAGTTGTTTTAATAGATTTTGTCCTGTTGACCAGTTTAAATCTCGAATGTTTATCGTATAACTTTTAGAAGAAACTACTTGTAGGTAAGTCGGACTTACAGGATTATTATCGATAGCTTGAGCAATGTAATTTCTAATAATATTTCTAGATGTATCAGCTTTAAACGACAAAGTTTCATAGACTTCTGAGTTAGTCACCTTGTCCCATGCTCCATTATCTGGATCAGTCACTGCAGTTTTTATTTGTTTATTAAAAGTCTTGTACTGAATCGTATCGTTAAAAACTCGTTTAAAATAACCAGCAATGATTCCTGGATCTCCCACAGTAAACGAAACAGTGGCAGGATTTGTTTCTTGTGGTACTATTCTTACAGTATAACGAATTTCTTCTGTTGCTTCCGTTGGAGGAGTAGCCAAAGGATCTGCTTCAGTTGCTGGAATGATATATGTAATACTGTGACTGAATGATTGTAATTCAGTGTATGGTCCAAGTTCAGTTGTTGTTGGATTCCATGCCATATTATTCCTTGCTTGGTCTCCAAAGACCAACTAAAGAACCATTTCCTGGTGTTCTGTATCCTCCTGGCCAAGATAGTGAAACATCTCCATCAGATGGATTATTTGTCTTAGCCTTTGGTGTTTGATTACCGCCAACAAAAGATAGTGCTCCATTTTTATTAGAGTAAACAAAGTTTACGTGACCATAATTCCAAAGAGCGATATCTCCAGGTTCAGCCTGAGAAAAGTCTGTGATTGGTGTTGCTTTCCATCTATTTGGATTAGATTTAATTGCTCTGGCACCAGCTTCTTGAACATAACGATATCCGCACTGTTTTAATGTCCAGTTTACAAAACCCATACACCAAGCAGTTTGATCTGTGGTCCAATATGGATTAGTTTTGGAGTATCCAAGGTCTGCCCAGATGCGAGTAATATTAGCATTACTTGGTTGACCACCTTGTCCTGTTTCTCTCCAATAACCAGACTCTGCCAACTGAAGTTGTTTAGTGAGGAATTGATATAAGTCAGAAGCAGTTGCTCCAGCAATTAAACTTGCTCCACTCTCATCAGTCTTAGGTGTTCCAGCGTAGTTTTCTTTAACTCCACCTGCAGCAGCTTCTGTATTTTTATATTTAGTTGGGTTTGCAATATAGTCGTCAACCAACTTTTGATTCTCTTCATTGAGAGCGTACTTTAAATCTGTTGGTGGACTTGGACGAACAGGAGTAGATAAAGTACCAAATTGATCTGGACGTCCATCAGTAAAATCTGGAGCAGTGAGTGCTAATGTAGAATTTTCAACATCATTACCACCTGCAGCAGATCCTTCTTGTCCGTGGAACTCTGCACCATCAACATTAACATTACCACCTGCTTTTACGTTTTGTACACCAACTGCTTCTAAGAACATATCAGCGTTTGCTTTAATACTTGTGCTTTGTAATGATTGTATGTCAAGAGCAGAACCTGCTTTGATAGAAGTTACTGCTGCAGATTCCATGGCAATAGAACTATTACCCTTAATGGTAAAGTCGCCATCAACTTGTAGATTATAGTCACCACCAACCACCATATTAAGGTCACCACCGATACCAATATCAGCATTGTTTTTTAGATTGATTGTTGATGGTCCATCTACTTGAATATCAGCTGCACCTTGTACAAGGATGTTTACGCTATTACCAACTGTTATATTACAAGCACCACCGATATAGATTGCACCATTTCTATCAATGATAGTGTAACCATCACCAACGATTTTATTAACTTGAGTACCATTGGCATCAATGTCAATAAATGAACCAG